GCGTGGCGGTGCAGTGGATAACTAAATACTGTAACTTTGCCATTTTATTAATTACCGTCTGTTTCGTTGATACGTGGCAGATCATCCACCCTTGATTGGGCTTTGGGTGCTGCTTTTGCTTTTGCAGGTGCAACAGGGGCGACAGGCTGGCTTAATGTGATAGTGGCTGTCTTTGTTACATCCTCGGCAAGAGTGAGCGTGATAATGCCTTCTTTAGCTGCTTCACCGGTAGAGTTATCCAACGCTGTAATCAGTAGAATTTTACCCTGCTTTATGATCTTAAAGCCTTCCGGTTCTGTATAGGCATAATCAGAAGATGCACTGACCGCGATCTGTTTTGTACCACCACCAGCCGGGAATGTAATTTCTTCCGGTGTTGCGGAGATTTCAGGCACATAAGATGCGCTGACTATCGCGCCTATTGCTTCCTGCTTTTTAGGCAGTACAATGTAATAATGGCGGAAGTTGACTAAGTTCTCTTGTGTTTGAGGACTGGTCGCTGCTTCTGAATAGTACATCTTAGTAGAACCGGATGCCTTAAACATGCGTTTTGTGTAGAAAGCAACAGAAGCCTGATAAGTTCCTTCCGTAGCAGCTTCACCGAACTTCTTCTTTGCCCCGTTTGTAGTGAAGAAAGGACAACTAACGTATTCATATACTTCAAAGCCGTATAAGTTTGCAATCTTGCCTGAAGTGTAGTTGTAATACTGGTCTTTGAATTTCTGATCTACCAGCAACAGATCATTCACATGATCGGTACACAATACCAGCCGGCGGCCATCGGTCGGAACTTCCATTTTATCAAATTTATCCTTCAGGGCAATAATATCCTTTATTGTAATTCTACGGCGGCCATTATCGTTTTCACCAGTTGTCAGTATTACCGGTGTCAGCAATGTATGCTTTTGTGGTGCAAGCGCATGGATAGCCTTTTTGAACTTGTTTACAAGAATCGAATCCCCGTGGCGTTCTTTATGACTTTCAATCTTATCGTATGAACATGCGTACAATTCATCATCTTTCACACGGGTTGCCAACGTCTGGTATTTATCCAAGCTAATCGCAATATCTTTGTCATCCAAATCTTGAATAGGAATAGGATAAGTAGTGTTGTTAATTAATACATCAGGGTCGCCGCCTACGTCAATCAAATGGATAATATCGTTCTCGGCCTTATCAGAATAATCGGGAATACCATCCAGCCAAGTAGCCGTAATACCTGCACGTAGTTTTTTTACCAGTTCGCCCGTCCAAATCTCTGTAAATACACCGGCATAGGCAGAACCGACCGGCATAAAGTTCCCCGATAATACGGACACACCTACCACAGTGGCCGCGCCGACAGAAGCGGGAACACCCACTGTAACGGCAAGAATAAGACCCAGCATTGCATTAATCAGCAAGCGGGAAAATAGATTTAATCCTGTTTTCATTTGTTATTTGATTATTATTAGTATTTGGGACAATCAACGCCATATTCAGCCTTATATAGCTTCATATAGGTGGGTTTGTCGCTATTTCTTAGTTCTTCCATCTTGTCAGCCGGAACATCTGACAACTTTTTCCAGTCCAATGACATAGAACTGCCCCCGCCGGTGGG